AGCTTCGGGAACAAGTATGTTGCCATCGCTGACATTTCTTTCAGTCTATCTTTAACCTCACTCTGGTACTTTGAAATCTCGTTCAACAGCCCCCACTCCTCGGCGCTAGCTCTGGTAGTGGGGAGCTGGCTCATGGCAGCTGTGCCTAGTGCGTGTGCTAGGTTAACTGTCTCTCTATAGTCCTCATCCCGTAGTGCCCTTGCGCACACGCGGTTGACACTGGGGCCGATCCCCAGCCATGAGTCTAATCGTTCTCCTCCCACATAGCGATACGTTTTTTCCCCTCTCTGCTTATCACGGGCAAACCCAGCGATGCGTGTGTTCATCAGCGCCTCACCGGCCCTTTTCCGTGCCACCTGTTGTGACACCTCCTCCGTCACGCTCACCCCGAAGTTTGCCGCCTTGTACTGTATGAAGTGGGGTCTCACCTCCGTGATAAGCCGCACGCGCAACGTCTCAGCCTTGTTCGTCACGTGGCCGCCACTGACGGGCGGTAACCCCAGCCCCCCGACCAGCAGGGGTGCGTGCATAACCCTGTGGTCCACATCGATGCTCCTACAGTATCGCTCCACACGTCGCAGACACGCCCTGTACAGTGCCTGGTCCATCCCCCGCCCCAGCCCAACGCCTGCGTTCTCGAGGTATGCCCCAGCCACGTCGAGCCCGAATGTCCGACTGTCGTTCCACGGCTTGTTCTCGACCATTGATCCCAGTATTCGCACTGGGTAGCGTGTGAGCCACCCACGGTGGTAGTGTGTACGCAGGAACTCACACCGCGTGAAGGAGAAGTAAAACTGGTCGTTCTTGGCCACGTAGCCTAGGCCCCGGAGTGAGATGCGGAACAGTTCAGCGTCCAACAGTGTCTCAAACACGAGTACACTATCATCGCCCTTGATAACTAGGTCAGTTATCCGCCCACGCCCGATGTCCGCCACGGCGACTTTCTCCGCGTATTTGAACATGGCTGCGTTCCATACCGTACCCAGCACCGAGGTCAAGTCGCGGCCCGAGGCAAGGCCCGAGCTCACTGTGTGCAGTTGCTCCTTGCCGCCGTCGGTAGTACGATATTTCTCATTACGGTAGCTGTCCACCAGCCAGTCGGCAAGATAGTCGTACACCGGGCTTTCCCCGCGACGGCATGCGACGACCTCCTCCACCATCGCGACCATCATCCACCGCCTTGGTTGGTGGTCCTGTTTTTTCGCGTCCTGTGGCACTTTGACTCGCCTCCCGTCTTTGCACCAGCCACCGACCTGCGCTGTCACCTCGTCATCGTGTCGCAGGAGTGTGCTT